AAAGTAGATTATCAATATTTTATTAATAGTTTTGTAAACTCCACTGTTTATAATAATAAAATAGCTGATCTTGAAGGTATTGATCAAGGGTTACAAGCTCAAATTGATAATATTAATACTTCTTTAACTGCTACTTATTTAGCAGCTTATAGTAATACTGCTCAACAAGCTACTGGTAACCCTCAAGCCATGAATTTAGGAACAGTAGATTTTTCACAAAATTTAAGTCTTCAAGCTGGTACTAAAATTGTAATAGTTGATACAGGTATTTATAACTTACAGTTTTCAGCTCAATATGAAAATCGGCACAGTGCAGAACATGATATTGATATTTGGTTAGTAAAAAACAGTGCTCACGTAGATAACACTAATACTAGAATTGAAATACCAAAATCTAATGGTGGTAATTACGGTCAAGTTGTAGCTGCTTGGAATTTTTTAATTAACGCAATATCAGGAGAACAATATGAATTATATTGGAAATGTACTAATACACAAGTGTGGTTAATAACCTATCCTACTGTTGATCCTATTCCTGCTACACCTTCAGTTATTACAACTGTTACCAAAATAAATTAATGAAGTTTTTAAAAGATAAAATAATAGCCTTAGCTTTAGAACATGACTTAACACAAAGTCAGGTTCAAGATATATTTAATTCACAATTTAAATTTACTGCTAAAGTTATGGCTGAAGATTCAATTAAAGATGTATCCGAAAGAAGATCTGTAAAAATCAAAGGAATAGGTACATTTAAATTTAATAAAAGAAAAGCTAACAAAGTAAACGAATTACATGAATACAGAAAAAAAGGTGTGGTTACGACCACTGCCGAAAATTGAAAAAGAACTTGAGTTAATGAAGATATGTATTGACTCAATTCAAACCAGTAATTTGATGGAAAAATCAGCAACTAAAGAAGCTATTTTACATCATGCCTCTAACATTTTATTACGTTATTTGCAACAACTAGATACGTTAACTGTTGCAGAAAGAAGACCTTATTCAGCTGATTTAGTTAGTTTTGAAATTGAAGAGTAATGCAATTCAAAAGATTATTTTTTGACATTGAAACCTCACCGAATATAGGTTTCTTTTGGTCAGCAGGGTATAAATTAAACATATCCCCTGAAAACATAATACAGGAAAGAGCTGTAATATGTGTATGTTATAAATGGGCTCATGAAAAACAGGTTCAATATTTAACTTGGGATAAGGGTGACGATAAGCAATTATTGGAAAAATTCATGCAAATTATGAACTCAGCTGATGAGGTTATAGGGCAGAATTCTGATAACTTTGACATTAAATGGCTGAGAACCAGATGTTTAAAACATAACATACCTGCATATCCAGAATATCAATCTGTTGATACTTATAAGTTAGCCAAAAAATATTTTAGATTTAATTCAAATAAACTAGACTACATGTCAAGCTTTATGGGATTTGGCAACAAACTTCACACGGGTTATAATCTTTGGAAAGACATTGTGTTAAACAATGACGAAAAGGCTATGAATCAGATGGTTAAGTATTGTAAAAAGGATGTAGTGTTGACACAAAAGGTATTTGAAAAAATGAATCCTTTTATTAAACATAAAACACATAGAGCTGTGCTTGAGGGAAATACAAAACTTGAATGCCCTGAATGTGGAAGTGACGATGTTAGATTAAATGGCACTAGAGTGTCAGCTGCTGGAGTTAAAAAACGTATTTTACAATGTAGAAAATGTAGTAAGTTTTACAATATAGCTGTAACTCACTATAATAAATTAATGGCCGATAAAGAAAACAAAGCAAAAGTTTAATTATGAAACCTGAATATACCTTACCTGCTTATCTAGCACAATATGTCAAGAATAATACTGATGATATGGTAACATATTTTATTTATGACAAATATTGTTATAATAGAGGTGTAATTAATATGGAATCTAAACCAGCTTTTGAAGAAGCAGCTAATTCGTTTAAAGCGTCTAAAAGAATAAGAGAAAAAACAATTAAAAAATATAATATAGAGTTATGAAATTTATAAAATTACCAGTAATGTGTGTGGCCGAAGAAATATCAATGGATTCTTACAAGTCAGTATTAAAAGAGCTTAACCTTGAACCAGAAGAAACAGTTGATACTGTTTGGATGGATATGTATTTTAATGTTGAGATGTTTAAAGAAGAATTATATTGTATATCATCTAGAAAATCTAACAAAGACCATAGTGTGTTAGAGTTGTTTGATACAAGAACTTTCATAGTTAACGAACCTGTGGAAAAAATTGTATCTTTGTTAGATGATACCCAAACAATTTAATATCTTAGGTCACGAAATATCTGTTGAGATAGATAATGAATATTGTCATCAAAACAAATGTTTAGGTAGATTTTTATATTACGAGAATAGAATAGTTTTAGCCGATAAGTATAAAGCTAAAAAGAATTGGGTAAAGTATAAAGAAAGTATTGTAGAGCATACCTTCTATCATGAATTGACTCATTGTCTATTATATCATACAGGTCATCAAGATCTATGGTTAGATGAACAGTTAGTTGATGCAGTAGGAGGTTTGTTACATCAATTTGAAATAACGAAAGAATATGAATGTATTACAAGTAAAAGAGAATCTGGAGATAATGATACCTGCAGAGGTATTAACGATTGAAGTTTTTAACAAGATAGCAAAACGTAAAAAAGGCAATGTTCCTATTAAAGAGATAGCTTACATATATCACATGTGTAACCCATCTTCTCCGTATTATAACTATTCCGAGTCTGATAGACAAGGTAAATTAATTAAAGATTTATTTGAAGGAGTTGTAAAAGACTGGAAACCAGATAGTTTAATTGAAGAAGCTATTAAGGTGTACAAAGATAATATTAAAACTCCGTCTTTACACGTAGTAGATACTATGTTAAATTCGTTACATGAATGTAATGATATTGTATCTGAAATAACTAAACAGTTAAAAGAAGATTTAAAAGCAGGTAAACATAAAACGGGTATTAATAATAAACGTGGTCAGATTGTTTCTGGTGTAGAATTAATGCTTAATGATTTAACGTCATTATTAAAGGTATCAAAAGAAATACCATCCCATATAGATCAATTAGAAAAGTTATACGAAAAGCTACAATCAGAAAGATCTAAAGTAGCAAGTAGAGTTAAAGGTGGAGTTTACATTTCAGATAGAGAAAGATAATGTTTATTTTAGATATATCACATATAAACACAGAAGAGTTTAGTCCTGAATCTAAACGGTTCCAAATCAATGCTTTACGTGGATTTGACGGTTATATTAATGCTCCTAGAGGAAGTTTAGAATGGAAAGAATATTGGGATGAACAAGAATATTATTGTAAAAACGGTTACTCTGTTGGTGGTGTAAGAATCACAGGAGAACATTACTTTTATTTAAACTTTTGCCAAATACAATTAAAAGAAGCTGTAGCTTTAAAAGAGAATATATCTAAGAAACGAAAGGTTGAAAAGAAAACTACGTTTCCAGCTTTCTGGGATTCTGATTGGTATTATTTTACGGAATGTGAAAAAGCTAGAGAAGAAGGTCAACACATGATTATAGTTAAGCCAAGACGTAGAGGTTATTCTTTTAAGAATGCTGCTAAGGCTGCTTATAACTATACCTTTGTTAGGAAATCAACATCTTTAATATTATCTGAACAAGAGAAATATACTAAAGAAACTATGGGTATGGCTGTAGATTACTTGGATTTTCTATTGAAATATACTGACTTTGGTAAACAGAGACAGCAGACTAATAGAAGATACGAAGAGGTAATGGCTTCGTTTATAGAAAAAACTCCTGATGGTAGAGAGATAGTCCAAGGTTTTAAATCTAGGATCATGGGATTTACTGCTTTAAACAACCCAGACGTAGTAAGGGGTAAAGATGCTAACGTAATTCTATTTGAAGAAGCAGGTTCTTTTAACAACTTATTAGCTACTTACCGTGTAACTAGAGCTACAGTAGAAGAAAGTGTGGACGTTACAGGTCAGATATTTGTATATGGAACTGGTGGTGACTTTACTGGAGGGCAAGTAGACTTTGAAAGAATGTTTTACGACCCTGAAACTTATAACTTTAGACCGTATCAGAATATATTTGATGACGGTATGGAGCATACTCAAATGGGTTACTTCTTACCTGACTATTATTCTAAGGGTGGTTTTATTAAAGAAACTGGACTTGGAGGTGGAACTTCTGCTACAACAGAAGCTGAGTTATTTATTGAACAACAAGTAGAGAATTTAAAACGTAAATCTAAAAATCCAAATGAGGTTGATGCTTATTTAGCTGAATTTCCACGTAAACCATCAGAAGCTTTTATTAAGATAGGTACTAATATATTTCCTAAAGCTGAGTTAAACCAACAGATCAATAACATTAGATCTCAAAAAGCCTTACAGTATTTGGGTACACCAGGAATCTTATTTACAGATAGTCACGGTAAGGTAAAATTTGAACCTAGAGATGACGTTAAACCTATTAATAACTTTCCTTTAAAACCAGATGTTGACGGAGAAGGTGCTGTTATTATTTATCAGCAACCCTTTCAGATTAATGACGTAGCTCCTGATAATCTGTACTTTATAGCTACTGACCCTTATGCTATAGATAAAGGTAAAGATAAGAAAATAACTAAACGTGACTCTTTAGGTGCTACTTTTGTATTTAAACGTGTTAATAACTTTTCAAAGCCTTACGACATGATTGTAGCTGAATATGTAGGCAGACCTAATCTTCAAGATGACTACAACAAGAATTTATTTTTGTTAGCTCATTATTATAATGCTAAGATTGTATTTGAAAATGATAGGGACGGAGACATTTTAGCTTATGCTAGAATACATAAACTATTCCATCGATTAGAAGAAGAGGTAACGGTGTACGATATGAATGATGCTCCTAAAAGAAAGTTAGGTAGAAGCTACGGTGTATCTATGTCTAGTATAGAAACTAAAAAACAAGCAGCTAGTTATCTCAGAGACTGGTTGTTACAAAAAAGGGAAGTAACAGAAGACGGAGAACAATTATTGAATTTACATAAAATTTATTCCGTACCTTTGTTAGAGGAATTGATCAAATTTAGTTATGATGGAAACTTTGATAGGGTTTCAGCTATGTTTGTAGCTATGCTTTATAAGAAAGAACTTCTTTTAAAGCCACCCCCAGAAGAAAAAAGAACCTCACCTTATGATGAGGAGTTCTTTACTCGGATGGACACAAAGTTTGGGATTAACAAATTGTTCCATTAAATTTGCAATAATAATTAAAATTAATGAGTAATCCAGCAGCAGGAGTAGATATGACTTTTGATATTCCAAATCAAAACGTATCGTATAAAGATAAGATAAGAAATGATTATGCTATGGTAAAGTTCACCATGAACGCTTACATAGCTAGATCTACTTTTACTACTAACACTTGGAAGCTTAAATTAAAAAAGCTTTACGATTACTATAACGGTAATATCTTCTTAGAAGATTATAAACTAATTACTGAACCATTCGGTACTCCTATTGAAGGAGATTGGTCAGATGTTCAGAACTATCCTATCATTAATACTAAAGTAGATCTTTTATCATCAGAATATGCTAAACGCCCTAAGAAAGAAATGGTGTACGTAGTAAATGATGATGTTGTTACTAAAAAAGATGAAGAGTTAAATCAAAAAATTAACCAGACCTTAGAGCAAATGTTTATTAATGAACTTAATGCTCAAGGTGTTCAGACAGGTGTAGCTTCAGAAGAAGTACCTGTACCTGAGAAAGTTAAAGAAGAATTTGAAGCTACTTATAGAGATAAAAGAGCTATTGCTGGTCAAAAAGCAATAGACTATATTAAGTCTACTCAAAAATTAGATGAAAAATATAACTTAGCTTTTTTCCATTGGTTAGTTACAGGAGAAACTTATACATTAAAAGGAATAGAACATAACGAACCTGTTGTAGAAGTAGTAAATCCACTTGACATAGATTTTGATAAAGACCCAGATGTTCAGTTTGTAGAAGACGGTGACTGGGTAGTTAGAAGAAAATATATGCATCCGTCTACTGTCATTGACATGTTCTATGATGAGCTAGATGAAAAAGAAATTAAATTAATTGATTCTTTAGCTATTCAAGGTCCAGCTATTAACTCTAACTCTAACGTTTATTACGATAGAAGTGTAGGGTTTAAACAATGGTCTAGATTAATAGAAGTAATGCACGTTGTTTGGAAGTCAAGGAAGAAAATCGGTTTTGTCGATTTTGTAGACGAAATGGGTATGACTCAAACTTTAGAAGTAGATGAAACTTATACTCCAGAAAAAGGACAGAAAATAGAATGGTATTGGGTTAATGAAGTATGGGAAGGTTATAAATTAGGTACTGCATTATATAAAAGAATGCGTCCTGTACCAACACAAAGAGGTAGTTTAGATAATCCATCAAAATGTAAGTTACCTTATAATGGTAGGATTATGTCTAACATTAACTCAAAGAGTGTATCTTTAGTTTCAAGAGGTATTCCTTTCCAGGTATTATATAATGCTACATTCCATCGTCTTAAATTAGCTATGGCTAAAATGAAAGATGATATGGCTTTAATTGACATTAACTGGAAACCTCAAGGTTGGAGCATGGATAAATGGTTATTATATGCTGATCAGGTAAGTATGATGTTTGTTGACTATTCAAAAGATACTGTTAAAATGAATGCTACCCATCAAACTAGATTACAATTAGCATCACAGACTATTAAGATGTATATTGATCTTTTAGGTTTCATCAAATCAGAATGGGATGAGGTATGTGGTATCTCTAAACAAAGAGAAGGTCAGATTTCATCATCAGAAACTGTAGGTGGAGTTGAAAGATCTGTATTACAATCATCACTTATTACAGAAATGTATTTTACTAAATTTGATGAATTTAGAAAACGTGAGTACGAAGGAATTATAGATTATTCTAAATTAGCTTGGATTAACGGTAAAGCAGCTACGTTTGTTATGCCTAATTCTACTGATGTAATTTATATGGATATGGATGTACTTACTCACATGGAAACTGAATATGGTATTGCTGTATCTGATAGTAACAGGGAACAAGAAAGATTACAATTAATTCATTCTTTGACTCAACCTATGTTGCAAAATGGTACTCCAGCTTCTGCTGTAGTTGATGCTTTAGATGTTAATACAATTGCTGAAGCTAAAACTAAATTAAAAGTTGCTGAAAAGAAATTACAAGAATATCAACAAGCACAACAACAAAGTCAGAACCAAGCTGCTATACAATTAGAAGATAAGAAACAAGAAGCTTTACATCTTCAACAACAATATGTATTAGAGCAAATTGACAGAAAAGGTATGTGGGATATTAAACGTACTGAACTTACAGCTTTAGCTATTGATGAAGGTCCTAATGCAGATACTATTTTAGATCAAGCTAAATTATCTCTTGAACAAACTAAATTGGCTACCACTACTAATTTAAAAATGCAGGAAATGCAAGCTAATCAGTTTAATGATAATAAGAGAATGGATCATGAAAAAGAAATGAAAGCAGCTGAAATGAAGATGAAAGAAATGGAAATTAAATCACGTGAGAAAACTGCAGCTAAAAAGCCATCAAGTAAGTGATATACAATTAAAGAACGAAATCTATAAATAAAGTTATTAAATAACATTTTAAATTTGTAATTGAATATGAGTAATGAAAAAGAAGCAGGATTTGAGGAATTAGAGTTTGACTTAACTAAAGTCGGAGAATCAACTCAAACAGAAACCACAAAAGATATTGTGGTAGATGATGTGGAACCAACACCACAACCTGAAAAGAAAAAAGTTGGAAAGGAAAAAAAGGTTGAACCTGTAGATGACATTTTAGAACCAGAACCTGAGCCTAAAAAAACATCTAAAAAACAACCTGATCCAGAACCAGAACCTGAAGAAGAATTAAACTTAGAAGGTGAAGGATCTGAATCAACGCTCTTTGAAACATTAGCAGAAAAATTAGGTTATCAATTCGATGAAGATGAAACTTATGAAGAAACAGAGGATGGACTTGCACAGTTTATTACCAATGCTTCGGATAAAGTTGCTGACGCAAAATTGAATGGATACTTTGAATCTCTTCCTCCAATTGCAGGAGAATTTTTTGATTATCTTCAAATGCTAGGTGACGATGCAACAGAAGAAAACATTAAACAATTCTTTACTACAGCTAATCCAGAAGTTGACTTTTCAACTATTGATTTGAAAGATGAATCAGTACAAAAATCTGTAATGAGAACATTATACAGAGAAATGGATTACACGGATGAAGAAATTAAAGAGTCTTTAGAAGATTTAGAAATCTCTGGTACTTTAGCAAAACAAGCACAAATTGCAGCAGGTAAACTTACTAAAATGCAAGATCGTCAACGTGCTGTATTGTTAGAACAACAAAGAGCAGCTGATATTCAAAGAAGACAACAATTGCAAAGATTTTGGGGTGAAGTTGATACTACTATTAAAAAAGGTAGAGTACAAAACTTTAACATTCCAACTACTGAGCAAAGAGCAATAATGGACTATATGTCTAGACCAACTAAAAACAATGCTTCACAAATGCAAGAAGATTTAAAAAATCTTAGTGTAGAAGACAGAGTTGCTTTAGCTATATTCTTAAAAAATAAAGGTAACTTAAATAAATACATATCAACTGCTGCTGCAAGTCAGAAAGCTTCAACTTTAAGGGATAAACTTAAAGGAGTAACACCAAAGATGAAAAGTGGTGGAGGCTATTCAAGTTCAGCAGAAGATGATATTGATTTCTCAATTAAATAAACAATTCTCTAAAAAAACAACAAATAAACTATGGCACAATTTTTAATGGATCAAGTGTGGAATGAAAGCATGAAAAGTAATGATGCTTCTTTCTCTCGTCTGATTAATGCACAGCCTGACAAAATCGCACCAGTTCTTACTCGTATGATGGGTAATGAATCTTCTCGTTTTCCTTTAATGTACCTTTCAGAAGGTATGAACGCTATTCAAGAAATTGATGGTGACGAATACGAGTATGATGTAATTGGACGTTTGTTCAAGGCAGTATCTCTTCAATCACCTCCTTCAGGTTCTTATGCAGCTAACTTCGGTATTGGTTACTCAGAAGCTACTTTGTATTTTGCTGAAGGTATTTTCCCTGTAGGTTACACTATCTTGTCACCTCAAGGTTACCAATTACGTATTACTAACCGTATTCAAACTAACGGTCAATGGGCTTACAGTGTAAGATTAGTTGCTAAAAATGCATCTGAATTTTTACCTGCAAGTGAAGTTGCTGCTGGTTCATTGTATGCATTGGGTTGGAACTCGGTAGCTTCATTTGGATCTTTTGGTAGCTTGTCTACTTCAACTGCTCCAGTTAAAGTTCGTGGTGACGTAGGTACTATTCGTAAAGGTTATGCTTACGAAGGTAACATCAAATATCGTAAAGCTAAAACTGTACAGTTAGACACCAAAGGTGGAGGTAACCGTGAAATGTATTGGCCTTACGAAGAATACCAACACAATTTAAGTTTCCGTGTAGAATGTGAAACTAACTACTGGTATTCTAAATCAAATCGTGATGCTTATGGTGTTATCAACGAACGTGATGAACAAGGTAATCCAATTGTACGTGGATCTGGTTTGTTCGAACAAATCACTAACAAAGATACCTATGGTGCATTAACAGCTGATAAAATTGATCAAACCATTCGTGACGTATTTTATGGTATGTCAGATGCTGAAAATAAAGTTATCACTTTGTTCACAGGTATTGGTGGTCGTTTAATGTTTGACCAAGCTATGAAAAATGAACTTAGTTCTAAACAGTACATCAAATTATCAGATAACAAATTCGTTACTGGTGATGGATACAATTTGGGATTAGGTGGATACTTTGATACTTATCAACACGTTGATGGTTACAAGGTGATTATCAAAACTGCTTCTATTTTTGATAACGGTCCTCAAGCTTTGGCTTCTCCTAAACACCCTAACTACCCTAACCTTCCATTGGAATCTTTCCGTATGGCATTTGTAGATACATCTACTTATGATGGTATGAGTAACTTGTCTATGGTTTCTAAGAAAGGCCGTGCAATGTTACGTGGTATGGTAAAAGGTATTAACGAAGCACCATCAGGAACTGACTTTACTGCTAACGATATCATTGCAACTGATAAAGATGGTAGTTCAGTACACTTCTTGAAAGCTGGACAAGTTGTTCTTAGAAGATTTAACACTTCTATCGACTTAGCTTGTACTGCTGGTTTGTAGTAATATTACGATTAAGGGTAGTTGAAATACACTACCCTTAATTTTTTAAATTAAAAAAATTGATTAATAGAATAAAGACATGGAAAAAAAGATTAAAATTCACAGAAAAGAAGTCCGTAGACACGGAGTACATCTTTCTTTAACACAAGAAAGAACAGCTACTTTAGGTAGTTATTTGACAAGAAGTGGTTCAGTAGGAACAGGTTTAACATTTGATGAAGTCAAAAAATGGATGCCATCAATTATTGGAGTAGAACCTACAGACCCTAAATTTAGATTGGAAGTTGAAAAGTATTTTAACAACATTGCAATCCCTATTCCTTACGAAGGAAAGTTATTGAACATTGGATTTGATGAAGAATTAAATGAGCCTTATGACCTCATGGATTACATTAAATACAAGTTTGCAATGTCTCATCCTTTAGTGGCAGAGAATAAAATAACTTCAGATTCAACACAAACTAAGATGTATTACATTGAAGATGAGCAATTAGAGTTAGACAACAGAAGCAAAAAGCTTATGACTAAAACTAAAGCTGTGTTGGAATTTGCTAAATTACTTGAAGACGAAGTAAAACAAGATTGGGTATTAAGAAGATTAACAGTAGAAATGCCAGAACTTGGTTCAGTTACTTCTCTTTCAAATCTGAAAAAACAAGAAAAAGATTTGAAAATGGAAGAAGCTTACGAAAAGAAACCTGGTTTATTACTAGAAATCGTATCTGATCCAGATCTTGAATACAAAGCACAAATAGCTTCATTTGTAGAAGCTAAAATAATTCAAAAAGTAGGTAATAACTATATCTATGGTTCTGAGCCACTTGGAGAATTAAACCAAACAATTGCATACTTAAAGAGTCCTAATAACTCTGAATCTTATGCTATTATGTTGGCAAAATTGAAACAATTAGACCTTGGTATGAAAACTAAGGAAGTTAAAAAAGCTAAATAAAAACAGGGGGTTAATAGCCCCCTACTTTTAAAAATATGAATATAACACAAATGCATACAGAGATTCAAGCTGAGATGAATAAAATGAATTCATTTTTGTTTGATACCTTTTCTCGTCAAGAAGTTGACATTGCTATTAATAGGAGTATTCTAAGATTTTTAAACCAAAAATATTCATCTAAATCTAATCTTATGAAGAGAGGATTTG